GCCGTTGAAGTTGGGGAACGCGCCATTACCATCAAACTCAACGACAGCGTAAAACTCGGCAGCCGTAAAAGTACCAGCAGCGGTCGTCAGATGATAGTCGTTTCCGGTAGTTGGCCACGTAACAGCATCTAGGCCGTTGACAGCTGCTGTGGTGACAGATGGCCGCTGCGTCGATGTCGCCTGGGAGAGATGCCAGCCGTACCCGCTCTTATCGTCCCACTGGCTGACCTTGCCACCGTCGAGAGTGATGGAGCTTGCGTCGCTGGCATCCCACCACGCGACCGGAGACAAATCGAGAACATCGATCGGATCGGGGGTGGGGCGCGATGTAGGAAAAGCAGCAGGGGGGATCGTTGCTGGTATAGCTTCGCTTGCGGACATTCGGATGCTGTTGGCACGACCAGCAAATGCCTGTATGGCGTCTGGATACGCGCCGACTGTAAAGCGATTTCCACCAGCCAAGACACCGCCGACGCCGCTATGCGTGCCAGTGCTTACAGTGACACCGTTAAGGCTAATGGTGAATCGTGATGGGTCAGCGGGATCACGATAGACCTGGAAGTAGTTCCACTCGTTCAGGGCGACTGGATTTGTACTTGATGTCAGCGCGAGCGGGAAGGATCCGCCTCCATTCGCGGATATAAATGCTACCACGTAGCCAGTGCCGCCAGAGTTGTGAATGCCGAAATAGATGTGTCCAGACCATGCGACGCATCCATACCAGCCAGAGGAAGGCAGCGCCGTCATGTAGAAGAATCCTTCCAGCGTCAAAATCTCGCCGGCAGAGATTCTGGAATAGTCGGGCGTCTGAACGATCTCGTAATAATCGTCAGTGCCATCAAATGATGCGTAGCCGGTTGACCACTTGCCGCCACTGCCGACGAAGCTGGCACCGCCGACAGCCGAAGGGATCAAATTGCGCGGGCCGTAGTCAAGCGCATCATCGGTAAATGGCAGATGGATCAGTTCGCCCAGGGGAGCGGCAGATCCGCCACCACCCCCCACTGCTTCGACGGTCGGCGCCAGTGGTGTCAGTGAATACGACACCAGCGGCACATCCACCGAACTCGGAGTACCAATAACCTCTGGCGCCAGGGCCTGCAACCTATAGACGACCCGCGGTACATGCACCACCGGCTTCTCAGGCGTTGAGATTAGTTCAACCGTTACATCGTGGAAGTTGCTAGGGGTGTCGCCATCCACCGCAATATCTACCACCTGCGGGCGGGATGCATACAGCCATCGGTGTCCCGCCAGCGTGAAGTCCTCCGGTTCGTCCGTCCCGCTCAGCAGTTCATCTGGGATGATGAATGACACGAATCCGCCGCGCTGGCCCGCATAGTGCGCCTTAATCTCAAGCATTTCGGTGGTGGTCAACGCCGGGAAGAACATCCGCAGCCGCATCCCTAGTACGGCATTTGAATGCCTCACGCGCACCTGAGAGCCGCTGTAGGTAAGATGCGGCGTGTGAGGGTACTCTCCACAGATATAAGTTCGGGTGGATGGTATCAGGTCAGGGAATGTTGCCATGGCTCACCACCTACCTTCCGGGCACGATGCAGAATCAATCCGAGCTTTTATCTGCATGAAACATCCGCACAGCTTGCATTGGTCTATTGGTCGGCGGATGTGTTCACAGAAACGACATTTATCTAGCCGCTGGCGTGCCACGTCAGCCGATGCCATCTGCATCAGTCTGGCGGGGCCTGACTTTTTTGGCGACCGGATGCTTAAAATCATCCCATCAAATGGTTGTATGTTCTTCATGCCCATGGGATCGCCACGTATCTGCTGCTGCCCCCGCCGCCTTGGCCGGTGGCAACGACGTTGCCGCCTTGTGTCAGCGTAAACAGGAACCCTTCTGATTCGCAGGCGTCAAGATTGCCTTCACAATAGCTCCCTGCAGGTGGCACACAAGGCGGCCCAACGCCTCCACTACCATTTCCGCAGCTTACCCCGATACTGACTTGAGACTGGCTGCCGCCGGAGTCTGTGGCATTTACCAGTCCAATGCTCTCCAGCGATCCAACCTCTACACATTCACCGTCAACGCATTGCGTTTCGACCTTTAAGAACCACATGCGGGAAAAGATTGGAGAGTCTATGGTTCCTGCTGTTATGGTCTCACTATCAATGACCCTCCCATCCAAACACCAGATGCGAACGGTGATACCAGTACCAGCATCAATAATCCCGAGTGTGTATCCACTTCCGGTTTCGCCGGCAATCACTTCTCCATTTCGCAGCCACTGTATTTCTGTTTGCTGGCATACATTCGGCGCCGTGACCGTGCTGCCGATGTACGGGCCTTCAGGTGCGACACCAAGCGGTGGCGCCGGCTCCTGAAGATCGACGCCTTCATCACCACCAGGCGCAGCGCTGCCATCCCCACCATCGCCACCACCATCACCGCCTAAGAAACCATCCCCATCGGCGCCGGTACCAAACTCGGTGTCGGGGATGATCACGTCGAAGGCTTCGTCATCCGGCAGGCCAGGTAAGTCTTCACCGTCATCGATCGCAGGGGTGGTGTCGTCATCGGCGTTGACATCGCAGCTGATGCCCGACTTCGCCGTGCTGAACAGAATCCCGCCACCGGTCGCAGCAGCCACGTCAAGCGCCACCAGGCTCCGGCCTTGGGCATCCACCGGAAAGTGCGTTAGGTTCAGCTCCACCTCACCGCTGCGGCTCTTCCCGATCCGGTCTACCTCATACAGGTACCGGTGCTCACCAGCAGCAGCAGAGCTCGCCACCCTCTGCATCACCACCTGCACGATGTCGCCTTGGCTGAGGGTGGCGTTGAACGACGCCGGGCGCGCTTTGATCCTCAGCGTGTGGGTCACATAACGGCGACGGGCCACGATGTACGCGCCGACCTTCACCGCATGGTTCTCCGAGGCCGCGAACACCGACAGGTCGTGCTGCTCGAATGGCCCATCGATCGCCTGGCCCTCGTAGCGCACCTCCGTTGTCCGGATCAATCCAATGTCATTCTCCGGCTGCTGGCGCCACAGCATCAGCGCGCAGAACGGCTTGCGTTCATTCAGCGGGACATAGCTGATCTCGAAGCTGCCGGGGATGATCTTCGATTCGTCAAACACGAACACCGCCTGCACCGGCGTCACCTGCAGGGCGTTGGTGGCGGTGGTCGGCAGCAGCGGACGGAGGCCGGTCTTGCCGCCGCGCTTCGACTTCGTGAGCAGGAAGTACCGGGCCGTCGTCGCCAGCCAGTCCTCGAAGTTCGTGGACTCGCGGAGCTGCCCGTTGAACCACAGGCCCAGCTGGTCGGTGAAGATGGCCGCCGCCTCGAACGCCTCCACATCGATCAGCGGCTCGGGTGTCCGGCCCGTCTCGCGCAGCAGCCACAACGCCAGGTCGGCCACGTTGTTGCTCGGGCCTAGGGTGTCGTCCAGCAGCCGGGTGACGTACATCCCGCCGCGGATGAACAGATGGCACTGCCGGTCCCACCGGGTGTCGCCATCCGGTGCGGTGATCTCAAAGCTGCCGGTGCTCAAACCTTCGTAGGTGCCACCGCTGCCGCAGTAGTAAGGAGCTTCTGGGCGGGTGTATCCGGCCTGATCGACGATAAAGTTCCCCGCCGTCCAGCTGCCGCCCCGGCGGTTGTAAGACTGCGTAAAGGTGCCGACCCGGCAAGAGCGCTGGAACACGTCACGCACCTGCACCGGCTGCATCTGCCCCTCACCCAGCACCAGGTGGTAGGTGGCCGTGACGGCGTTGCTTGTGTCGTTCTCGAACCGCGCTTCAGTCGCACCGGGGCTGATCAGCACACCGCCCACCGTGGCGACCCGGCGGCCGAACACGATGGGCACCACGTCTCCGATGGTGATCGACCGCTGCGCCACGTCCAGATCATCCGCACCGCCGGCACCCTGCTCTACCAGCGGTGTCGGGATCAGGCCCTGCTGGTAGGCCAGCACATCGAACGGGTCGGTGGCGAGGATGCTCATAGCTTCACCGGCACCCCGATCAGCCGCGAGGTGAACTTCCGCGGCGGCACCTGGCTGCCCACCGGCGACAGGCTGCTGCCGAGCTCCAGCGTCAGCGACTCGAACGCACCGCCGGCAGCCACCACCTCGCCCACATAGCTGGCGATCAGCTGCTGCCCATCCTGCGGGGCGTCGTTCCCATCCAGCGTGTCGAACTCGAACATCGACAGCTCGACCAGCCGCGCATTGCGCAGCGCCTCCTCCACCACGCCCACCACAAACGCCGTCGCCGGCAGCGTCACCGACACGCCGCCTTCGTCGCCGGTCTGTCCTGCGGTGAAGCCGTCCACATCGAAGCCCAGGAACGACCATGCATCGCCGTCGTAGGACACCGTGGCGTTGATGTAATAGTTCTGCCACCGCTGCAGCGTGCCGGCAGCCTCATCGAAGATGCGCAGATACTGCGACTGGCCGCGTGCCATCTATCGCACCCCCTGCGCATACCGCCCGCCCGGCGTGCGCTGGGTGCGCAGCACTTGGGCCGCCACCTCCCGCGCCATCCGTTCGCCATCCTCGATCGTCATCCACCGCTGGCCGCTCACGTCCTGACGCACCGGGCCGGTGGTGATGTTGATGCTGATCGGGCCGGCGCTGGATCCGCCGCTGCTGGTGGTGCCCTGCGGGATCGCCGCGGCCCCGCGCCGGCCGGCGATGATGTTGTTGGCGAACGCCTGGGCCTTCCGCTCGGGTACCACATACTCACGGCCTGCTTCACCGATCAGGCCCACCGTGGGGCCGGTGACGTAGCCGCCTTGGGCGAAGGCCGGCACGACAACCCGTTGGATCTGTTCGATCGTTTTGAGGCCAACGGCTTTCCTGGCTTTGTTCACGCCACTGATCAGCCGGTTCACCATGTCGATCACGCCATTGATTGCCCCAGCCGCCCAGCCCAGCAGCCCGCGGAGCGCCGCCTTGCCGGTGTCCACGATGCGGGACCAGGCGGTGGTTAGTGGCTTCACCACCAGATTCTGGTAGGTGGTGGCGATTGCGCGGAAAATGCCACTGGTGACGGTGCTGAACGCATTCCATCCGCGCACCAGGAAGCCCCAGAGCCGCTGGGCCTGGTCAGTGATCGGCTTGATGACGATCTGGAAGTAGAGAGACGCCACGGCGCCGAACGCCAGCTGCAGGCCAGCTACCCACTGAGATACAACCCCAGAGATGGTGGTGAATGCCGCTCGCCAGAAGCTGACGAGAATGCCGGTGTACGTGCGGGCCAGCATCACCACCGGCTCAATGAATAGCTGGTAGAACATCCGGGCCAGCGCCGAATAGATCGCGCCGACACGCTCCAGCACGCTGGCCCATACCGAAACAATGCCATCAATCACCGGCCGCAGCGGTGCGATCAGCACATTCCAACCAGCGATGGCGGACTGAGCAAGCCACGTAAAGAATCCCCCGATTTCTCGTCGCCAGATCACCACACCAGCAATCACGGCGCCGACCACGGCAGCAATCGCGACAGTGATCAGCACCGGCGCCGTGACCACACCAGCGACCACGGCAGCCACGGTCGCTGCCAAGGCCTTCAGAGCAGTGATGGCCGGGACGATGGCACCAGCCCAGCCGGCAATGGTGGCACCCAGCTTGAGTGCTGCCAGCACCTTCAGCACGCCAACCACTGCGCCGAAGATCGCCGATATCGGCTTCCATGCCACAGCCAGCACCGCCGCTCCAGCGATCAGTCCCTGCAGCTTTGGCGGCAATGCAGCAAACGCATCAGCCGCCACCTTCACCGCATCAGCCAGCCCAAGGATCGCCGGCATCAGCGAAGTGGCCACCTCGATGCCGATCCTTGAGAAGTCAGCCTGCAGCTGCGCCAACTTGTCATTCAGCTCATCAGCTGATTCGGCGAACTCTGTTGTCATCGTGACGCTTAGATCACGAATCGCCTTGTCGCCCATGTTCAGCATGGGGATCATGTCAGCGCCAGCACGGCCGAACAGCTGGATCGCCAGCCCTGCTTTCTGAGCCCCATCGGGCATCTTGGCGAATCGTGCCGCCACATCAAGCATCACTTGATCCGCAGTGCGAAGCTTGCCCTGGGCGTCAGTAGCACTGATCCCCAACGTCCGCAGCGCTTCGACTGCCGGCCCCTTACCGGTACGTGCCGCCTCGGCCATCCCGCGATTTAGTTTTGTCATCGCGCCGCCAACACCTTCGATCGTGGTTCCGCTCATCTCGGCCGCCCGGCTGAACTGGCTGAGCACTTCCACGCTCACGCCGGTCTTTTGTCGGAGGTCGTTCATGTTGTCGGCAGTCGTGATCGCACTATGTGCCATCGCCGCCAGTCCTGCACCGGTCAGCGCCGGGGCCAGACTCTGCAGAACACCACCAAGCGGACCCATCGAACTGGCCAGCCCACGGATCGCGCCAGTAAACCCCGATGCCGATCGCTTGGCGTTGTCGATGCCACGGCCCAAAGCCTGCACCGATTCGGTGCCGGTGACCTTGGCGGCAATCCTCAGGACGGCATCGAGGTTCATTGCTTCGCCTCCGCGTTGATCAGTTCCACTGCTCGCATCTCCATCACCTGCAGATCCCTGAGCAGCCCGATCGGGTCAGTTGCTCCAGTCAGGCTAGCCAGAGACAAAGCCACACCATAATCCAGGCCGATCACACCAGCGGCCGTCGTGCGCCACTGGGTCTGGCAATCGAGGAACAGCTGGACCGTCTCCATGTTCTCCGGCCATACACCGAACTCAACCGGCTCAGGGTCGGGCAGGATCACGTTAAAGGCCTTGGCATCAGCCAGCAGTTCGGCATCCGGGTGACCGTCGCCGTGGAACCAGTGCTCCACGGCGTCGATTAGTTTTTTCGCTTGCCCTCCTTCAGGCTCTCGAACCAGGCCTGCACGATCTGGCCGGCTACGGTGGGGATCTCCAGCAGTTGTCCCAGGGCGGCCTCACTGAAGGGGACCGCCTTCCCGGCATCATCCACGACACCATCCCAGCCAGCGATCATCTCGCGGGCTGACTCCCGATCATCCAGCGCTGCGTCATCATCACGGCCACGCTCGGCGGCCCGGGCCTGCTGCACCAGCTCGGTGATCCGCGACTGCGGCAGCCGCCGGAACTCCACATCGAGAGTCTCTACCGTTTTCTTCCCGCCGTCTGTGGCGAGGCTGATCCGAACCGGCCATGTGTAAGTAGCCGACTTGTTGAGAACAAAAGCCATGCAGATCAGGTGAAAACAATGCTGTGGTCGTTATAGCCATTCGCTAGGCCAGGAATTGGCCGGAATGGCAGGCTCAGCATCTCGATGCCGTCGCTGTCGCCATAGGTCGGATCTCCTAGGCTGCAGGTCGAGGCGGTGAACTGCACGATGTTTCCAGCCGTCGTGCCATGGGTCCAGGTGATCGCCGTGGCGGTCTGGTTCAGCGCATCGGCAAAGTAGTTTTTCCCCGCGATCGTCGGCGACTCGACCATCACCTCACCTTCCGGCTCCCGAGCGCCATCGATCCGCACCTCCTGGGTGCAGCCGGCCAGCTGCCGAAAGCTCGGCGAGCGGCCAGCAGAGAATGTAAAGCTCTCCATGCAGGCGGCATAACCGCCGATGCTTACCGTGGGCGTGTTGGTTGAGTTGACCACCAGACCATCAGCCTGCTGATCGTAAGTCGGCGTTGGGTCGGCTGCATCGCTCGGCGCGTTGAAGATGCCTAAACCCTCGAACTTGGCCATTGCGATTTGATTCACGGTCTTCTCGATCGTGATGTTCCCCCGCACACCGGTCAGCGCGTGCAGCTTGTTGCCGTGATGGCAGCGGATCGAGATCCCCTCATAGGCTTCGCCAATCGGAGCGTAGGTGACGCTTGTACTGGCCACGATTGTTTGCGAATAGCCCGCGGCGCGGAAAAAGACTCCCGTTTTAGGAGCTGTCCCAGCCGTGCCCGATCCAGCCAGCTCAAACGAAAATGAAATGGACGCCAGCGCCTGCACACGGGCTCGGGGCTTGGCACCAATCCAGCCGTAGAGCAGGTCACGGTCCACCAGCTCCATTTGCAGCGGCTGCAGGTCCAGATCACTCGCCACACGGATCGCTGCTGTTCCGCTGGTAAAGGTCGGCGCCGTGCCGTAGGTGGTCTCAGGCAGCGCCAGGATCAGGCGATTCCTTGTTAGCGGCATTGGTCGGGGCCTCGATCAGGTCAGGGGTTTGCTTGGTCCAGCGCTTGCCGTCGTCAGACAGCACATAGGATCCGCCAGAAGTGGGTGGTTCAGGGAGCGGATGCGCCTTGCTCACGATCAAGTTACGGAACAACACCTCAGGCTATGCAGTCAAGTCGTCAACCTGGGTCCGGTACCGGATGCCGTAGCTCATTACGGTCAGACCTGCCGTTTGATCTGCCTGTTCTTTAAGGTATTGCGTCCGCTGCGGCCAGATGTCCAGCGCCAGCCCGCCAAGAGTCCGGTCAGTCATTAGCTTGCTATGCACGTCCGCCTGGATAGGTGCAGCTAGGCTGTCGGGTATTTGTCCGCGAGTATAGATCGCTACTTCTACGTCTAGCGACCAGTCGATCCAGCACAAGCTCACAGGCTCTTGGCGGGCAGTTTCAGCGCTCGGTTCCACGATCAGCACCGGCGCCTCATCCCGCGCCACGGCCTCCACCCGGCTGCGGTAGATCCTGCTGCCCACCTGCACCGTGCCGGCCAGTGCTGTGGTGATGGCTTCAAGGATGGATTCGCGTTTCATGGTCATGGCATCAGATGGCACAGATCACGACGACACCAGCCCCGCCAGCGCCGCCGGTGTTGCTGCCGTTGCCGGCACCGCCACCGCCACCGCCCGAGCCAAAGCCGCCGTCACCACCGGGGCCGCCGGAGCCGTTCAGGCCAGCGCCGCCTCCTGTGCCACCACTGCTGATGAGCGGCCAGCGGTTTGTGCCGTTGTTGCCTGGCTGCGGTGGATTGCCGCCGTTCCCTTGAGTGACAGTAGGGGAGAGCAGTAATACGCCAGTTTGTGACGCCGGGCCATTGACAGCGCCACCGTTTGCAGTGCTGCCGCCGCCGCCGCCAGCACCACCGCTCACGAATAATCCGGTCGTCGGATACGTGATGGACGCGCCAGGGGCGGTGGTATGCGCCCCACCTGCAGCCCCAGCCTGGCCAGCCAATGCGCTAAATGTGCCGCCCATCTGGTGCATGTTGGTGAAAGTCCCCACGGCCCCGGCTGAGCCACTGGTTCCCGCTGCTGCGGCAGTGCCACGGCCGCCACCACCACCGCCAGCTGCAGTGCAGACCACATACGCCGCTGCATTGGTTTGCGCAATCGAGACGATGCTGCCAACACCTGCGGCGCCGTTGCCATCGGTTGATCGTGGCGCACGGCCACCGGCAGAGACGTACAGGATCTCGGGCAACCTGAACGCCGGGATCATCGCAGACATGAACGCGCCAGAGCCGCCGCCGCCGCCGCCGCCGCGAGCGTTAGTCGTTGCCGAAGAGAACCCAGAGCCGCCCGCACCGCCGCCGCCAATGCACATGATCTGAATGAACGTGGCGCCGGCAGGCTTCTCCCACGGGATCCAGTTGATGACACCACCTGATGGCGCAATGCCCCAGAAAACGCTAGTGCTGCCGAGGCCGGCTTTAGGAACGTGGCCGAAGTTCAACATCAGTAATCACCCGCAAAAACAATGGCGTTCCAGTTGCTGTTAGCGGACTGTGCGATGGTCTGCCCCACGAGGATGTGATAGCCAGTCGGCAGGCCAATGTCTAGCGGCACCTCAATGATGTAAGGCGGCGTTGTGGCGGTCAGCGTCTGCGCAGCGGCCTGCACACCCTGCAGAGACGTCGCCTGTGCCGCCGTTGGGCTGCCGCTACTTACGGTCGAGATGTAAAAGTTGAGGGTGGTCGCCACACTGTTGATGGCGCTCGTTGTGCTGGTAAAGATGAATCGGATCTTCTGGATGAACGATCCATCGGTGCCAGTCGAGAACGCCAGGAACGTGTTGGTCCCGATCGTGCCGGCGCTGTTGGTGTTGACGTTTGTGCTGGCCTGATCGATCACGACTCTCCCCACATCAGGGGCAGCGGACCAGATCGGAGACGTGTTGGCGGTTGGAGTGCTCATGGGTCAGTGGCGGTGGGTCAAGGCATGGCCATGCCGTAGGTGATGGCGAGCGTGAGGCCGAGGGATGGACCGGTAGCAACCAGCGTCACGGTGTCGGTGCTGGCATTAGTCGTGATGGCCATCCCTGCACCGGCAGCGATCGTCAGCGTGTCGGTAGAAGAATCCGCCACCACATCCGACTGGCCGGCGACAGCGATCGTGGAGAAGCTGTTGTCACCGCCACCACCACCAGTCGCCGCGATCGTCAGCGTCCGCGTGGCGCCGCTACCGGCTGGCGTAATCGTCACATTTGCACCAGCGATCAGGGCCGCTTCCGTCTGCGCCCTGCTGCTGCTGTTGAAGTCGCTGATGGTGCTGGCAGTCTGCGTGCCGGTGTGCGTCGCCCGATCGCGCAGCGCGGCATCCGTCGCGTTCGCCGTGGCACCGCTGGCCACGCCATCGAGCTTCGCCTTGTCGGCCCCGGTCATGAACCCCGCAGCACCGCTGGCCACTGCATTGGCGTGCGCGGCGCCGCCGCTGCCGACGTGCCCAGCCGGCGCGTAGGCCGCGTCACCTTCAGCCGCCGTCAAGTAGCCGGGATGGGGATCTGCTGCTGCCTCGTGGGCACCGATCGCCGCCGTCACTTCTGAGTCCCTGGCAATGCCCGCCGGGATGTCCGCATCCGTCAGCGCCGTCGCCGTCTGCCGGTAGCGCCCGTCTCCCTCCTCCTGGGTCAAATACTGCGGGTGCGGGTCGCTGGCGCCCTCGTGGGCCGTCACAGCCGCCGCTGCAGCCCCGGCCGTTTCCTTTCCGGCCAGTGCCGTGCCGAGCCCCGTCACCTGGTCCTGCGACACGGTGATCTCATCGCCGCCGCCGTCGCCGTGGCTTGCCGCGTGCGCTGTCGGCGTCCGGGCGTTGCTCATCCGAGCATCGCCGTCCAGCTCCTCTACGGCGGCCTGAACGTTGGTCGCGGCGATCGTGCCGGCTGGAGTGAAGGTGACGCTGGCGGCGGTGATGCTGGCTGCCGAGGGCTCAAACGGCAGCGACGTGAATGCCGTCACCCCATCGCCCACCTTCCGCCGCCCGGTGCTATGCCCTGTGCTCGCGTCCTTCTCGGTCCAGACCTCCCCCTCCAGCAGCACGGGGTTCTCTGCCTCCGCCACAGTGAGGGTGGAGAACAGCAGCCTGACCCGGTAGACCTTCGCCGTCACAGGAAGTCTCCATTCAACTCGATCTCCACCGATCCGGGGCCCGGCGTCCAGGGCGGTGCATTGCTCACCCGCTCCAAGTTGATCCGGCAGAACACGCCGTCGGTGATCAGCAGCGGCGCTTCCTGCACGGTGTACACCTCCCCGTCCACCGTCACCGAAGCGCCATAGCCCAACCCGCCGAACTCATCCGTCCGGCAGGTGATGCTGTACATCGTTGACAGCACGCCGTCAAGCATTTCCTCTCCGGGCATGTCGAGGAGGCACAGACCAGAAACGGCGCCAGCAGTGACGCTGACGCCGAAGTCGGCAAGGAAGATGTCAAGCTCTTCCGTTAACATCAGTCGTACTTTTGCAAGCCGTAGCCATTGACGCTGTAGACCGTAGTGCCAGAAGCGGCGATGGTGCCTACAAACCGGATGTAGCGGCGCAAGTCGTCACTGTTGAGAGTGATCACCTGCTTGGATGCGGCTTGGGCTACGGCTGTAAAACCGCCGCCGGTTACGGCACTGAAGTTGGTGGTGCCATCAAGGCTGTGCTCGATAGCGCCGGTCATGGTGCCGGTAGCGGCAGCAGCGCCTGCATCCAGAACAATCTGGATGTCGCCTTCATAATCCTTAAGATCGATAACGTTCACCGTTGCGCCGGTGAAAGTGGTGCTGCGGCTGGCCGCTGGTGCCAGTGCGAAATGCTCGAGTTTCTCCAGAGCGTACTGAGTGATGGCCATGATCAGGTAAAGGGGCGGGGTTTGCGAGGACGAGGCGCTGCCGCCTCAGGGTCTGGACCTTGGGTGATAACCACGGGACTCGGATCCTGGGGCGCCAGCTCCGCCTTGCCAATCGCCATCAGGGTGCGGGCGTCAGGCTCGGCGGCGTCAATCAGCTGGCCAACCCGAGCGGGCTGGCCGTTGATGCTGGTCTGCTTCAGAATCCGAATCCACATGATTAGAGGGTGTTGTTGCCGCGAGTGAAGCACTCGGCGTAACGTACAGCCACATCAACATCCTGGAATGCGGTGACCCGCACGCCGCCGGATTTGTCGAGCGCATAGGGATTCACCTGGAGAGTAAGGCTGCCCCACATGCCCATGATCATGGCATTCCACACACCGAAGAAGACATCCCCGGCCTCCACCTGATTGGAGCGAACGACTGGGTAGCCGTTGACGGTGCCGCCGGGCTCCAGAACGAACTGGGCTTCGCTGCCGACCTTGCTGGTGGTCTTGAATGCACCGTAACGGGTTGAGTTGGTGAGGTACGACATAGCGCCGATGTCGGCGTTGTCGGCGTTCACCTTCGTCTCCATGCTCACCAGCTCTGCATAAGTCGGGCTGTCGGCGGCGAAGTCCTCGGTGTTGATGCCGGTGACCAGCTTCAAGCCCTGAGGCTGGCTGTTGCTGCCGAGGCCATAGAGGGCGGCCCGGTCGATTTCAAGCGCCATTACGGTGCTCAACTCGTTGCGCACCATCGTCTCCACGTCGATGCTGCTTTGCAGCATCAAGCGGCGGGAGAACTCGGTAAAGGCGCCGAGAGTTTTCGGCGTCATGTTCACCTGGCCAACGGTGGGGTTGGATTCGGTGGGCTCCCCTTTTTCAGCCACCCAGTAGGCAGTGGCGCCCGTGAGTTGTTTGGGGATTGCCACCGGGCCTTGCAGGCCGGTAAGGGTCTGCACGCCAAGGGTGCTCAGCGCAAGGCGGTTGCGCAGCAGCTCGATGAAGCTGCCGGGCCTGGCATCGGTGAAGACCAGATCACCGGCGGCGGTGGCGGTCCCTACGGTCAGATCACGGCGGAGCACGTCATGCGGAACGTGGAACCCGTCGCGCGTCATGCCCATGGTCTGGGCAGTGGCGTCGCTCACTTCCCGCTCGAAGGAGGCAGCTTCCTGCATGGCCCGATCGCTCGGGTAAGCCATGGCGCGGATCGCCTTGACGAAGCTGAACGTACGGGCTTCTTTGTCGCTCAGGCCAATGTCAGCCGATCCGCCGGATGCGATGGGCTGGGCCGCGGCGGTCTTGGCGGTGGCAGGCTGCTTAGCACGGCTGGCCAGGGTGTCGAGCACCTGGCGCATGGCAGCGGCCTCGGTGGCGCCGGATTCGATCAGGCCCTGAGCCAGATCGTCGGCGCTGTGTTGACGGGTCAGGGCGGTGATGGAGGCGACGCGGGCGCGCTCATCGGCCGCAGCCTGAGCCCGCACCTCGTCGAAGTTGAGAGTTTCTTCCACAGGGGGATTCGGGGTAGGGGTTGAGGTTGCGGCCGAAGCCGCGGGGTTGGGTTCGAGCTTGCGCCCGATCCCGATGGAGGCGTCAGCCGCAATCGAAACTACGGACACCTCATGGGGCTGCCAGGAGGTGGCGACGATCGAACCTTCACGGGATTGATCGGCTTCGCTGATGCTGTAGCCAACTGACACGTTGCGCAAGATGCCGTCTCGGATGTCGGCCAGCTTCTCCTCAGCAAATGGTGAGCGACTGAACCGAACCGAAACCATCCCGCGTTTTTTGTCTTCGTCGATCCAGCCGCGCTCCACCACGCCGAGCACCTGATCTGGGTTGTGGTTCCAGAGCAAAGGCGCGCCATCGTTGAGGCGGCTAAGGTCAACGGATCCAGCGGCGTGGCTTAGCACCTCGTCACCGAACCAGCGTGCTACAGGGGCCTCGCTGGAGAACGAAAACTCCAGCGACCGCGATTCCGGCTCAACCGCTGCAGCGTCGAACGACGCTACGCGGCGGAGCGGCTCACGGTTGAGATCCCTAAGTTGTTGCACCATCGGGGTTGTGTCTGCGCTCAGGCTAATGACTGCACTTCGATCTTCTCGCGCCTTTTCAATAGCT